GCAGGGCAGTTGATTGCTCTTTTAATCCATTTGCTTGAGTTAAAGTTGACTTTTTTGCTACCTCTATGTTATCGATAACCTGATTCCATTCGGCAGCAGTTCGCACATTATTTGGTGAACTTGGTGTAATAGAACTAATAGGAGTATTAGTAGGAGTATTAACAGGTGCTGCTGAAGCATTATTAATATTTTGAGATGTGACAATAGTAGTCTCAGTTGATTGACTTAATTGATTATTTGATATAGGAGTAGAAGTGAGTGTTGCATTAGTATTGTTTACTGATACTTCAGATTTGGTTCCATCTGCATTAGTTACAACCGTAGTGTTTCTATTATTTGGATCAGATGGGCTACCTACCGTTCCTGACTTCGCAACCAATTGTTGATTTACTGTAGTATCATTAGAATTATTGGGCGTAGATGTTACTGTTACACTTGGTGGGGGTGCTACCGTGCCTTTTGATACTGCGGCATTTCCAGCTTGCCGTGCAGCACTGGCTGCTGCGAATCTTTCTGATTCAGGAATCGAGCCTGCTCTTAATGCTGCTCCTTCTTCTGGTGTAATTGCTCCAGAAGATACCGCTTTGTCAATTGTACTTGGCCCAAATCTTCCTGTTGGGTTTGCTGTAAATGCCTGCGCTCTTAGGTTAGCTTGTTTTGATGAGTTTGCTGCTTCGGGAGTCAGCGAGGGCGCGCCTGCTGTTGTAGTGGTTTGATTTCCTCCAAAAGTACTAGTAGTTGCTGATGAATTTGTTATTAATTGATTTGCAGGAGAATTTTTTGTTAGGAAGTTTTGATTTGCTGCAATTTCTGCATCTTGTGCTGCTCTTTCCGCACTAAATTGCGTATAATTTTTTATCTTATTATCTAATTGTGCAGCAGTTTGTTGATTCTTATTAATAGTAGCTAGTAATTCTTTGGCAGAATTGACTTGACCTTTTGCGATCATACTATTATATAACTCTCTATTAGACGCGATATCAGCTAGTATAATATCACGTTCTTCTGCTAATTGGGCTTGTGAGGGTGTAGCCATAATATGTTGTTATCCTTACTTATATTTATCGATTTAAAAATAATGGATTTTTCATAAATTTAGATCGATAAATAAAAGTACTACTTTTCCCTTTTCAACGAAAACAGTTGTAATTACACAACTACTATGTTATAGTAACTGTAACATAATAATAAGGAACCTATGTCTATCCCAAGCAAAAAACCTATAAACTATTTAAATAATCGAGACATTCTTAAAGAAATCCACGATAGCAAAAATACATATTGCTATTTTCAAAAGCAAGAATACAACAAATATGATTTTATTGTGGATATGCCACAAGAATCAATTGAAAAAAGTTTAGAATTTGCATTTAAACCAGAGCAAATTATTCAAGCAAAAGAAGTCAGAGCCACAAGACTTTCTGTAGAAACCGGTAATAAAATAGACCCAAACACTATCCCTACAACGGATTTAGTATTTAGGGTAATGACTTGGGATCATATACCAGTCGCACCAAAACAACCCAGAAAAGTGGTAAAAAAGAAAACAGCAAAAGATATTTTTGAATTCGAAGATTCTGATATAGATGAAATATTTGAAGATTTAGAAGATTCGTCTACTAAAAATGAAGTTGATGATATGGTTCATGTTAAAGTTAACTTTCCACCTTTCCAACATTATAAAATTGACGAAAACAATACATTTTATTGTGTGGGGAAAAGTCACTGGATTGGTGATTTAGATACTGGTTATTTTAGTAAAGATCATGGTCAAATCACAAATAAACTTGCCCGTATGTATATTATGATGTGTGAAAAATATGCAATGAAATATAACTGGCGCGGGTACACTTACCGTGATGAAATGCAAAATTCTGCAATTCTACAGTTAACATATGTAGGATTACGATTTAATGAGGCAAAATCAGCAAATCCTTTCGCTTACTATACAGCAGCAATTACGAATAGTTTTTGCAGAGTATTGAATTCTGAAAAAAGAAATCAAAATATTCGTGATGACATTTTAGAAATGTCCGGGTTGAATCCATCATGGTCCAGACAAGGTTCTGGGATGGGTTCAATGAGTTACGAAGAATAAAACAAATATACCAGACTGTTTTTACTGATAGGGTAAAAACAGTCTTTACAAGTCGGCATTTAATTAGTAAACTAGTGTTTATGGCAAATCTATTTAAAAAAACAGCAGTAATGACTGATCTTCATGTGGGCTTAAAAAGCAACAGTATTGTCCACAATGAAGATTGTTTAAATTTTGTAAAATGGTTTATTGATACGGCAAAAAAAGAAGATTGTGATACTGCAATTATATGCGGCGACTGGCATAATCATCGTGCTAGTATCAATGTCCATAGCTTGCACTATTCCATGCAATGTTTAGAGTTATTAAATAAAAATTTCAGTCAAGTGTTTTTCTTAACTGGAAATCATGATCTTTATTACAGAGATAGGCGTGATGTTCATAGTGTGGGTTGGGCTGGATATTTAGATAATATTCATGTAGTCAACAATATTTTTACTGAGGGTGATGTAACATTGTGCCCATGGTTAGTAGGTGACGAATTAAAAGAAGTCAAAAAGATAAAATCAAAATATACTTTTGGTCATTTTGAACTTCCTAATTTCTACATGAATGCACAAGTATTGATGCCTGATCATGGAACAATTAATGAAAATGACTTTTCAAACACTGAAAAAGTTTTCAGTGGTCATTTTCATAAACGCCAAAGTCGCAAGAACATTTGGTATATTGGCAATGCATTTCCTCATAATTACGCAGATGCAGGAGATGATGCGCGAGGTATGATGATATTAGAATGGGGCCAAGAACCTATATTTAAAGCATGGCCCCGTCAACCAATATATAGAGTATACAAGTTAAGCGAAGTATTAGAAAATCCCGAAGCGCATTTACTAATTGATAGTCATGTTCGTGTTCATTTGGACATTAATGTGAGTTATGAAGAAGCTAATTTTTTGCGTGAAACTTTTATACCAGAATATAAACTCAGAGAAATGACTCTTATACCAACTAAAGTAGACCCATTAGACCAGGCACAAGGTATAGATGGATTAAAGTTTGAATCAGTCGATCAAATTGTTGTAGAACAAATCAATGCGATTGAAAGTAAAAATTTTGACAAAAAGATTCTTTTAGACATTTACAATAATCTATAATGATAACAATTAAAAATATCACATTAAAGAATTTCCTTTCAATAGGGAATGTATGCCAAGCAGTTAATTTTGACAAAAAAGATATCACACTTATCCTAGGTGAAAACTTAGACTTGGGAGGGGACGGTGCTAGAAATGGCACCGGTAAAACCACACTTATTCAGGGCCTTAGCTATGCGTTATTTGGTTCTCCCATTAATAACATTCGCAAAGATAACTTAGTAAACCGTACTAATGCCAAAGGCATGATGGTTACTCTTGAGTTTAATGTCAATGGCACTGATTATAAAATCGAGCGTGGGCGTAAACCAAACATATTAAAATTCTATGTAAACGATGTTCAACAAAAAACAAGTGAAGATCAACAGGGTGAAAATAAAGAAACTCAGGCTCAAATAGAGCGTGTATTGAACATGACTCCTGAAATGTTTAAGCATATTGTTGTGTTAAACACATATTCTGAGCCATTTCTTGCATTAAAAACAAATGAACAGCGTGAAATAATTGAACAACTTTTGGGTATTACATTGTTGTCTGAAAAAGCAGAAGTTATTAAAGACTTAATTAGACAAAGTAAGGATGATATTCAACAAGAAGAATTTAAAGTTAAAGCAATTGAAGAAGCTAACAAAAGAGTTAAAGAGCAAATTGACAGTTTAAAAAGACGGCAAATGCTTTGGCAGAAAAAGCATGACGAAGATTTAGCTAGTCTTGTAACAGAATATGATGATTTGATTAAAATCGACATAGAATTAGAATTGCAAGCCCATAAAGATTTAGTTGTTTGGAATAACAAGAAAAAACAACAAGAATCCAGAGATGCATTACTTGCTAGGCAAACAGCTTGGGTTCAAAAAAGAGACAAAGATATATCAGTTTTGCAAAACAAAATGGATGTGTTAAGTCATATTGATTTTGTTGTTGAACTACAGGCACACAAAGATTTAATTACTTATAATCAACAATTACAGTTAAAAACTGCATTTGACAGTAAAATTGAAAGCTTGCGCAAAGAAATAACCAAAGAAGATAAAAATTATAAAAAATTAACTTCAGAAGTTAGTATTCTACAAGAACACAAATGTTATGCGTGTGGGCAAGATTTTCATGATGACCAACATACTAGTGTTTTAAATAATAAGATTGAGTTATGTAATGCTAGTAAAAGTCATTTAGATGATTTGAAGTTTCAACTTGATGAAATGACCAATAATCCTGTGACATTAGGAGAGAAACCTAATACTCATTACAAAACTGAAGCAGAAGCAGTCAGACAATCAACTGAAATAGATAATATCAAAAAACAAATTGTTGAAAAATTATCTGAATCTGATCCATATATAGAACAAATTAATGATAATCCTGCTGTTGTCATAGGTGAAATGCCAGTAACTCAATATGACACTGAAACTGAAGCAGTAGAGCATCGATCAAAAGTTGCAAATTTATTAGTAAGAATTGAAAATAAAGCAGCAGATGTTGATCCATACCAAGATCAAATTGTTGAGATGGAAACTCAGGCTCTACAAGAAATAAAATTTGACAAAATAAACGAGTTAACAAAAACAATGGAACATCAAAAATTCTTGCTTGATTTGTTAACTAGTAAAGATAGTTTTGTTCGCAAAAGAATTATTGATCAGAATTTGAGTTATTTAAATTCTAGACTTACACATTATTTGGACAAGATTGGATTACCACATAATGTTATATTTAAAAATGATCTATCAGTTGAAATAACTGAATTAGGTCGTGAAATGGACTTTTATAACTTATCTAGGGGAGAAATGAATAGGTTGATTCTATCTCTGTCATGGGCTTTCCGTGATGTTTGGGAAAACTTATACTCTCCTGTTAATGTATTGTTCATTGATGAATTGTTAGATAACGGTACTGATTCTATTGGTATTGAAAACTCAATGGCTATTCTTAAAGATATGACTAGACGGCGTCAAAAATCAATTTGGCTAGTCAGTCACAAGGAAGAATTAGCATCTAGGGTTCATAGTGTTCTTAAAGTTATCAAAGAAAATGGATTTTCTTCTTATGAATCTTGTACTGAAATACAATAATTTTTAACACACACATAAAAACATAAGTAGTTATATGCCAAGCCCACAGAAACAAAAAGGTTCAGGATACGAAAGAACAGTAGCCAAATTCTTAACAGACTTATATGGCGAGAGTTTTATTCGTGCTCCTGGATCTGGTGCATATGTGGGTGGTAAAAATCAAGTTAGAAAAGAAATGTTACATGAAGGGCAAATAAGATCCTTTAAGGGAGATATTGTTCCAGGACATTCATTTCATAAAATGAATGTTGAATGTAAATTTTATGCAGATTTCCCCTTTCATTTAATGCTTACGGGTGATTGCAAGCAACTTGATGCATGGTTGGGTCAATTACTAGATGTTGAAGACGAAGGCGATTTAAATATTCTTTTTATGAAATTTAATAGAATCGGACAATACATTGCAGTACAACCTAAACTAACATGGAAAATGGATAACTATATATTCTATTCTAGCAAAACCCATGGTGATTGGCTAGTGACAGATTTTAATAATTTTTTCAAACACAATCAAGATTTAGTCAAACTATACTCAGGCTCAACTGACACCACGTCAAAATCAAAAAATTCCCTTATAACAATCAATACTTAAAAATTTTAAAAATTCGTTGGCTCAGTTGTGAGTCCTCCTTGAGATTGTACAAGTTGTGTTGTGCCGTCAGATTCTGGAGTAAGCGTGTTAAATCTGTTGGGGGCACTTGACGGAGAATCAATAAAGAGTCTTTATTGGTAAACACGGAAATACCGAGAAGGCAATCGACAAAGCGAACCTTCAACAAGCTCATACCTATATCATCTTTGCGGTGTGAGATGTGCGTTGCTGAGTCGTCAGAACCCAAGGGTTTAATCTGATAGACTTACTACTGCCCTATAATACTTTACAGAGCAACCGGTAGCGGACGATGTCATTAAATAGGCGATTATCCGAGGGAAAGATGACAAGGGTGGCAGGGCATGGCATATGACCTTAACCATTGGTAGTGCTGAATAGCACTACCATGGCTCCTGAGCGGCAATTGCTATATCTCTAAATAAGAATTTGTTAGAATTATTAACCGTAAATCTAAGAACGAGCGATAGCGAAGTTCTTAGATGAGCGATAGCTCATCTCCCTAATAACACAAGAACGCTAATCTATCTGATATGAACCGTTATGGATATATTAAAAGAACGGTAAATTAGTTTTCTTTGTAGTATCTAGATTTTCTTCAACTAGTTTTCCTATTGCATTTCTTTCAAATGAAGACATATTAAGTATATCCGTATAGGAAGCACCTCCACGCATATACCAAGCTAGTTTAATGGAATGCTGTTTAATGCCCTCAACATCTTTCTCCATTTGATCTATCAGCTTCTGAACATCCTCAGGGCTAGAACGGAGAAGCGTTACCCGAAAAAATCAGATACATTAAACGCTAAAGATTGTTGGTATTCATGAGAACAATTAATGCACTTCATTTTTAATGGTTTCATTTCACTGCTTTCGCGTAATTCTACCACTTGTTTTCTAATAGTTTCATAGGTCAATACATCACAATTTTTTAAAAAATCAATAATATATTCTTTATTATCTACTACTGCGCTACTAGTAGTAATAGATTGAATTGTTTCCGCTATGGTATTAGTACTCAATATAGTAACTTCTCTCATCGTGTCAGATGAGTGTTTTGCTTTTAACTCTTGGTCTTCAATATCATTATATGATTTCATTTTTCGTTCTAATTCAAATTGAATTAGACTGATTTTATTCACGGTTTTATAAGATAAAGGTTGAAATTTAATTATCAACTCACTAATTTCAAATGTTTTACTATAATCCCCTGCAGATACATTACTTAACAATCCAACCATATTAACTTTATAATCACTTTGGGTATTACATGCAGGGCATTCACTGGTTATTTCTAAATCATTTCCTCCGGTTGCAGATTTTATAGCAATTAATATTGCATCTAAATCAATTGAAGGTATGTGCCATGGATCTTTGATGTTTGGAGCACAGCTTTTTATAACTTCTACTACTGCGAGTCCGTTGAACAATGCGTCAGGTGTTTTACTAGTTATTTCATCAATAGCCGTCATTGGATATATAGGAATTTCTTTATTTTCTGGTAATTCTATAGATCCTGGGGGATAAAACTTACCCTCACTCGGTAATTTTAAATAAATTGCAGGCCGACGAAAATGTTGTTTTAAAGGATTTTCCATTGATTTCTCCAAAATGGTATAATTTTTATATATAAATACTACTAGATATTTATTGGAAAAATAATGGCTGAAAATAATATTGACCCAGAACAAATTAGACAGATCAATGAAGCTTTATTAGATTTAACTGGCACCGTACGCCAGACTGAAATTGCAATGGCTAATATGAACAAGGCTCAACAGGCTCAATCCAATAAAGCCGCTGCTGCTGAAAAGAAAAAGTCTAAACTAGAAGAAGAAGAAATAAAGAATCTTGAAACCTTTAATTCTGCGATAAGCAATGTAAATGCCAGTGGATGGAATGCCGGGTTAGAGCACTTAGCGAAAACAAGCCCCAAAACTGCTATAGGATTAGAAGCTTTAGCAACTGCTGCTAGTGGATTTGTCAAAGGCACTTTACAGATGTCAAAAGCGTTGCACGAAGGTGAACGCGGTGCTGAAGTTGGTGCAAAGGCTGTAACTACATTTGCTGAATCTATTTCAAATGCTGGAAAACTAATTGGCGCAGCCTTAATGTTTATTCCTGGTTTGGGAATTGCTGCTAGAGTTGCAGGCGCTGCGTTAGCATTGTTTAGTGAAGGTGTGAAAAAATCTGCTGAACTCAACGAAATGGGCGCAAGGCAGAATGATAAAGTCTTTAAATCATTCAATGAATTAAGTAAATCGGGGTTAGTTGCTGCCGGTGGTATGTCAGAGGTGTTCAGCAATCTGCAAACCATGAGAATGACCACTGCTGAATTAGAAAAATTTAATTCACTGTTAGTAAGTAATTCTAAAGATATAAAGATGTTTGGTGCCACAACAGCCGATGGTGCCTCACAATTTGCTAAAGTTTCCGGTAAAGTTTATGATGATTTTAATCAATCATTGGGTATGTTGGGTGTTACTGCCGAAGAACAGAGAGAACATACACTAAGATACATGGCTCAGCAAACCCGTTTGGGCATGATGCAGGGCAAATCTGTAAGTGATCTTGCTAAAGGGTCTAAAGATTACATTGAAGAATTAGATAGATTAGCAATGATTACCGGAGCTTCTAGAAAAGAACAAGAAGAAGCTAGAGATGCAATGCTTAAAATTGAACAATTGCGCGCTGCAATGTTCATTGCACAAGAAAGAGGAGACGCAGTAGAAACAGCTAGACTTAAAAGAGGTTATGAACTAGCAAGTGCAATATATGCGTCTGGTGATAAAAGAGGTGGTGCAGGCGCAGCACAATACTTTGCAGGTAGAGGTATAGTTGGCGCCGAATCTGCTGCGTTTGAGTCAACTTATAGAGGTTCAGTTAAGGCTTTAGAGCAGGGTAAGAGTGTTGAGGATGCATTTTTTGCAGGAGTACAGTCTGGAAAAGAACGCTTAAGAGAAGGAGCTGATACAATAGCGGTTGGCGGTGATCTCAAAGCATTAATTACTGATGTCAATACTATAGCAGATAATGCAGCTAAACTAGAACAAACTAAAGCTTTAATGGCACAGGGAAAAACACTAGAAGAAGCTTTAAGGGAGGTTCAAAAACGAAAGGTAGATGAACCAGACCCAAAGACCAAAGCTAATGTAGAAATGATAGAGGCTCAGCAACGAGTAGCTATTAAATTAGATAGTGCTTTAGATAAGTTTTATAATTCTACTGCAATTTATAAAAATGCATCTGCTGCTATGCTTAAATCGGCTGAATTACTGGCAGATTTTGTATCTGACCCTTTGCCTACTACCGAAACGCAAAAAAGTTATCAATCAGTGGGTGGATTTTCTGTAAATTCGTCACCCACTGGGTTGCGTATGGGACCACCAGCATCTTCAGCTACGAATAAACCTGGCGGTACTGTACCACCAGCACAGTCTCAACCAGCGAGGGTGTCTACTGCTCCCCAAGCAGCAGCGACACCTTCATCTGCAATGCCTCCTGTAGCAGCACCTAGTAGAAGTAATGTGTCATTTGGGCCACCAGGCGCTGCGGCATCAGCAGGCGCGGCAACAACACCCGCTCCAGTAAGACCATCAGGCGGTGCTGGATCATCGTCGGCTCCCCCATCAGGACCAACTCCAAATTATAGTTCTGAAGGTCAAAATACCGGTGGCGGTGCACAGGAAACTAAACCACGCACTGGTGGTGATGGAATTCAAGGTTCACCAAGAAAATCCACTGAAGCAGCAATATTTCACCACACTGGCGGTAGAAGTCTTAGCGGAGCAATGAGCACCTTACAGTCTCGTGGACTTGCATATCATTATCTAATTGATCGTGATGGTAAAGTAGTTCCTTACATGGCAGACAATGCAGTTGCATATCATGCTGGCCCTACTAATAAAAATCCTAAAGTTGGAAATTGGAACACAATAGGTATCGCTTCTCTTGCTAACAACAATGCCGATGTTACCAAAGAACAGATGGAAGCTGCGGTCAAGCTTAATCAAGATTTGTCAGGAAAATACGGCTACGGCTCGCAAAATGTATTTGGTCACGGGCAAGTAACTTCACACAAAGGTGCAGAAGAAGGTATGGCGTTGGTTAATGCTATCAAAGGTGGAGTCAGAGATACTAATCCTCAAGCAAAATATGGTGGTATACTTTCAGGACCAATGACAGGATATCCGGTAACACTTCACGGTAATGAAGCAGTTGTTCCTTTAACAACGGATAGTCTGTTAGAAAAATTAGGAACAACTCCTGCAGCTAGTTTAGAAAAACCAACAAGTACTTCATCTGAAATGAACAATATTTTTATGATGCTCACAGAAAAATTTGATCAAATGATTGAAAAATTATCAGATGGTGTTAATATACAGGATAAAATATTGAAGTATTCTAGAGCATAACGCTAAATACTTAGAATTGACCTAATCTATGACTTATACAAGACGATTTACAAACAAAACTGGTATGTCAAGCCCTATATCAGGGGGCAATAGCAACACTGGTGCTTGGAACGGAAGTCCTGGACAAAATGGATCTAGTACAGGTGGATGGAGTAATCCTGATTTTGGATATAAAAATTATCAAAGTCGTTTACCTGAAGTTTATACAGGTCACCCAAATCGAGTAGAGCGATACAATCAATATGAAATGATGGATGTTGATGCTGAGGTTTGTGCATGTTTAGATATCATAAGTGAATTCTGCACACAAAAGAATGATCACAATAAAACTCCATTTAATTTAGATTTCAAACAAGAGCCAACAAATCATGAAGTTGAACTATTAAAAACACAGTTACAACAATGGTGTAAGTTAAATGAATTTGATACTAGAGCTTTTAAGATTTTTAGAAACACTGTAAAATACGGTGATCAAGTATTTGTAAGAGATCCAGAAAACTTTAAGTTATACTGGGTCGATATGACAAAAGTAATTAAAGTTATTGTAAATGAGAGTGAAGGTAAAAAACCAGAACAGTATGTTATTAAAGATATTAACATAAATTTACAAAACTTAACAGTTGCTCAAAAAACTAATACTGATTTTGCAGCAAATCCTGCAACTGGATTAGGTGGGTCAGGTGGAGGAACTAACACTCCATACACAGTTCCTGCTATGCCATATAATACTACAGGTTCAAGATTTACTTTAGGACAAAGTGAATCAGCTATTGATGCTAGTCATATTGTTCATTTGAGTTTAACTGAAGGTTTGGATAGATTTTGGCCATTTGGTCAGTCAATCTTAGAAAATATCTTTAAAGTTTATAAACAAAAAGAACTATTAGAAGATGCAGTTTTAATCTATCGTGTGCAACGAGCACCTGAGCGTAGAATGTTTAAGATTGATGTTGGTAATATGCCAAGTCACATGGCTATGGCATTTGTTGAACGCATTAAAAATGAAATTCACCAAAGACGAATTCCAAGTAGTCAAGGTGGACAAAGTATGTTAGATGCAACATATAATCCATTAAGCATGAATGAAGATTATTTCTTTCCTGTAACTGCTGATGGTCGTGGTTCTAGTGTAGAAGTTTTACCCGGTGGACAAAATTTGGGTGAAATTGACGATTTGCGCTACTTCAATAACAGATTAGCTCGTGGATTGCGTGTACCAAGTAGTTATTTACCAACTGGACCTGATGACAATCCAACTCCATTAAGTGATGGTAGAGTTGGAACAGCAATGATACAAGAGTTTCGCTTTAATCAATATTGCGAAAGATTGCAAAAATATATTAGCCAAAAACTTGATGAAGAATTTAAATTATTTCTGCGTTGGAGAGGGTTTAATATTGACAGTGGATTGTTTACATTAGAATTCAATCCACCTCAAAACTTTGCTGCTTATCGCCAAAGTGAGCTAGATACCGCTAGAGTTACTACATTTACTTCAATGGAAGCTTATCCATATATAAGCAAACGCTTTGCATTAGAACGATTCTTAGGGTTAACTGAAGAAGAAATCGCTAAAAATGAACAATTATGGCGTGAAGAAAATGACGAAGTTGAAAAAGAAACTCCTAAGGGTAACGATTTACGAAGTATTGGTGTAAGTGCAGGTGATATAGAAGCAGATGCACAAGCTGGTGAAATGATGGATCAGCCACCTGAAGCAGAAGAAGGTGAAATCGAAGCACCTGAAGTTGCAGGACCAGTTGCATCAGCTCCAGTAGCTAATGTTCCACCAGGCGGCGCCCCTGGATTATAATAGTTTGGTAATCCTTAATTTATTAGTCGGTGATAAATACTTTATAGGAATTATCCAAAATGAAATTGTTTGAAATGTTTGATCATGCTGTACCTGGTTATCAAGATGTAGAATCTGATAACAGCAAACCTAAGTGGCGTGAGTCTAGAAAAACAAAACTAACATTAAAACAAATACGCAAATTGCGTAAAATGAACGATGTTAGAAACTACGAAAAACAAAGTTATCTAAAAAAAGTACATGCACAATATGGGCCAAAAGCAGAGGCTCAACCAGCAATGTAACTAAAATCTCCAATTTTTAGCAAAAACGCTAAAAATACACACATTTAGAGCTATTTTTAAGTATATGCTATAAATAACTCTAGCAAGCCATTTTTATCAGGAGAACAAAATAATGGATAACAAAAAATTTGAACAACTCATTGAATTAATTCTCAATGAAAACGAAGAACAAGCGCGTACTCTTTTTCATGATATCGTAGTAGAAAAATCTCGTGAGATTTATGAATCTATGATGGATGAAGAAATGGGTATGGATGAAGGCATGGGCGGCCAAGTAGGCGATCTATTAGATGAGATCAATGCTGAAGAAGAAGGCATGACCGAAGAAGAAGAAGATTTAGAAATGGATATGGACGATGAGTCTGATGGTGAGTCAGATGAAGAAGTTGTCGATATCGAAGGTGATGATGAAATGGGTGGTGAGGAAGAATTAGAAGACCGTGTAGTTGATTTAGAAGATAAATTAGATCAATTAATGGCTGAATTCGAAGAACTCATGGGCGGCGACGACATGGGCGATGATGACATGGGCGATGAAGACTTTGGTGACGAAGAAGAATCTTCTGAAGAAATGATGGAAGCTGTACAACTTCAAAAAGTCTCTGTTACACATGGTGACAACGGCGTTCAAACAAAGAGCCCAAATTTAACCAATAGTGGTCAAGCTGGTATGGATAGCAAGCCAGTTAAATTTGCAGGTGCCGCAGAAACTGTACCAACAAGCCCTAAAGGCCCAAGCAATGCATACGCTAAAGGCGAGACACAAGTTAAAGGTGCTGGATCATTCAAAAACAGCCCTGGACACAAAGGTCAAGATTTAGATAAGGCTCCGGCTCCAACTAAGTCACAAGCTAGCGGCATGAACGACAAGAGTCCTGTTGCTGAAAGCAAAAAAGTTATCAAGAAGCGTATCTAAGGGAATCTGAGAGCAATGGCTTTGTATCTCAAAGAAAACCTCACATTCGACCGCGCACAAATGGTGGTCGAAAGTGAAGGTGATGGCAGTCTGAAAACCCTATACATGAAAGGGATTTTCATTCAGGGCGGGGTTAAAAACGCAAATGAGCGTGTTTACCCCGTATCTGAGATTGAGAGTGCAGTTGAAACATTGAATACACAGATTCAAGAAGGATACAGTGTTTTGGGTGAAGTCGATCACCCTGATGATTTAAAAATCAATTTGGACCGTGTATCACATATGATTACTCAAATGTGGATGGATGGTGCAAATGGGTTTGGTAAACTAAAAATATTACCTACTCCAATGGGCGAGTTAGTCAAAACTATGCTACAGAGTGGTGTAAAGCTAGGCGTTTCTAGTCGTGGATCAGGTAATGTAAACGACTATGACGGCAAAGTCAGTGACTTTGAAATAGTCACTGTTGATATTGTTGCGCAACCCTCGGCCCCGGCAGCGTATCCCAAAGCAATTTACGAATCTTTATTAAACATGAGACACGGGCACAAGTTAATTGATAATCTTAAGGGTACAAACATAGCATCAGATGCGAAAGCACAACGCTATATTCGTGAAGAAATGGTTCGCTTGATTAAGGACATGAAATTAAAATGAACCAAACAGTAGCCTTCATTTACAAATGGACTCATATACCATCCTTAATGTGGTATATAGGTTCACGAACGGCTGAGGGTTGTAATCCTGATGATGGTTACTTGTGTTCTAGTGATAGAGTAAAACCAATGATATTAGAATCTAAATCTGATTGGAAAAGAGAAGTTATTGCGACAGGAACACCTGAGGAAATGTATCAATTAGAGACTGAAATCTTGCAATTATTTGACGCTAGAAAAGATCCAAGAAGTTTTAACGGTCATAATAATGATGGTAATTATTATTCACCTATTCCATGGAATAAAGGAAAAACAGGATTACAAGTTGGCTGGATGAAGGGCCTGAATAAGAATATTGATGAAAGATTGATGACCAAGGCATTGTCTCAGACTGGTGAAAAAAATCACATGTATGGTAGACCGTCCTGGAACAAAGGTCTTAGATTATCTGATCCTAGAGTAGCAAAATATGCAAGCACCTTAAAAACAAATGGTAATAGAAAAGGTAAGTGTATGGGGGATACTAATCCTGCTAAAAAAGAAGAAGTTAGAAAAATGCTGAGTCAACAAAAATTCGGTGAAAAGAATCCGTCTTGGAAGGGATACTATGTTGGACCAGATGGAACAAAGTTTACATCTTCAAAAGAAGCAGCAAAAGAACTCAATGTTTCTGATGTTTCTATATTAAGATGGACAAAGAACAATAAGAATGGATGGAAATTCATTCCTAAAACGCTCGTAGCTACGGAGTCAAACGTGCAATTAAATAAAGGGGAAAACAATGTTTGAACAACTCAAACCATTGATTGACTCTGGAATCATCAATGAAGATACTAGCATTGCAATAAGCGAAGCATTTGAATCTAAATTAAATGAGGCTAGAGATCAAGTTCGTATTGAATTGCGTGAAGAATTTGCACAAAAGTATGAGCATGACAGAACTGTGATGGTTGAAGCCCTTGACAAAATGGTTACAGAAAGTCTAACAACTGAAATTTCTGAATTTCAGACTGAAAGACAAGCAATGAATGAAGACCGAGTAAAAGCACAAGTTAAGTTGCGTGAAAGTGCAACAAAGTTCAATAATTTTATGGTTACTAAACTAGCTGAAGAAATTAAAGAACTTCGTGCTGATCGTATAATTGCAAAAGAAAATCAACAAAAGCTAGAACATTTTATTGTTCATGCTCTTTCTCGTGAAATTAAAGAATTTGCGCAGGATAAGCAAGCAGTTGTTGAAGCAAAAGTCAAATTAGTTGCTGAAGGACGCAAACAATTAGAATCACTAAAAGCAAAATTTGTTGCTGAAAGTGCTAAGAAGTTGTCTGTTGCTGTAGCAGGACAGTTAAAGGGTGAATTAAGCCAGTTGAAAGAAGATATCAAAGTTGCTCGTGAGAACAGTTTTGGTCGTCGTCTATTCGAAGCATTTGCTAGTGAGTTTTCAGTCACTCATCTCAATGAGAAAGCTGAAACACGCAAGTTAATGTCTGTTTTACAACAGAAAGAAGTTCAACTAGCTGAATCAATCACACAAATCAACGAAACTAAAAAATTAGTTGAAAGTAAGGAACGTGAAGTTCGTATCATTAAAGAATCTAACCTTCGTGAAAAAATAATGGCTGAGTTAATCGGTACATTAAACGAAGAAAAAGCTTCTACAATGAAGAACTTACTAGAAAGCGTGCAGACACCAAAATTGAAAGCTGCTTTCGATAAGTATCTACCAGCAGTTCTAAACACAGGAGCTGAGAAAAAGCCACAACAAAAGGCAATGATCAGTGAAAGTGTAGTAGAAGTTACTGGGGATAAAGCTGCCAAGAAACAAGTTGAAGTCGAAGAAACATCTAATGTTATCGAACTCAAGCGCCTGGCAGGGCTTTAAAATTAAAAGA